TCTATAATTAAACTTGAGAAGCTTAATTACATTCTCAAATTCATCTTCAATGATACCTTTAATTTTATCAGAAGCTTCTACATCGGATAAAATAATACCAACGATATGATTTTCTGGAGTAGCACAGATAGCTTCATTAGTAATCTCATCTACCGCCATCTCAATCTCAGATTGCTGAGCGAGATCACGGTAGCGAGTTACTAGATCAGTTTCGTTTTTAGCTGCGTTGTCAAGATCAACATATGACCCGAAGAAGCCACCAGGGGTAAGTACTACACCACCATCTTCGTCGATAGGAGGCGCAAATGACTGCGCCTCTGATTCGCCTGGTTGCTGCCTTTTAATTTCAAATCCAAATAAACGGGCCAATTTTTTTCACTCCAAATAATCTAAGAAAGTAAACTAGGATTAGATACCACCGGCGTTGCCAGTGACACCTCCTGATACTTCCCAGTAATCATATTCAAAACGTACTCTAAAGTCCTGTATAGTATCAGTTCTAGCCCAGTCAAGGTCCATAGAGGAGATGATTGAAGGGTAAATACCGTTAAACTTATATGTGCGAACAGGTACACCAGTCTTGGAGAACTGAGTTACTTCTGCTGTCGCCTTATATAGTAGCGGAGAAGAAGAGCCTAAGCTACGTAAGTTACCCTGAGCTGAATTAATCGCATGTGACCATTCTTCTAGAGCATTACGAACCAGGAAATCTTCGTCGTTGATTACCGTTACTTCCCAAGGGTCATATGTTCTATCCCCAGCAAGCTTAACGATTCTTCCAAAATAACCTACTCTAATAGTACCGAGATTAGAAGCAGGTACCCCAGCTGCACGAACCATAAACGGGGTCTTTAGATCAGCTACACCGTTAACGGGGTTGGTGATGGTGACTTGGAAGAGTGAAGGTCTCGCTCCACCAAGTGTAAGTTGCGATCTGATGTCTTCGATATTAAATGCCATTGTACTTTACCTTTTCTAATAACTATTTATTACCCGAAGTTACCAACAATCTCAGTAAACTCAACACCAGACCTTACAGCAACAAAGTTAAGCTGAATGAAGTTAATACTCTTTGCCGGCTTAATGTAGATGTCACCAACAAATTCGTTACGATCGATTACTTCAGCTGTATTGTTAGATTCATCACAGATTACTCTATAATCGTAGATACCTCTACGGCCCTGTACATCGCGTAGGAAAGGCTCTACTAGATTGCGGAACTGTGCTCTTGTAAATGTATCGTTGAATTCAAAGAGAGTATACTTCGCAGCTGTTGCAATGGCCTTCTCTAGAGTAATGAAAAGACGTCTCACGTTAATGCGATCAAACGCTGATGGCTTAGCAAGAGCAGTCTTATCACCATATAGGAGAGTACCCTGGCCCGGGAATGTTACTACGGGGTTGATGCCTGCCTTATAAAGAATATCACGATCAGCCTTACTTGGGTTATAAGCGAGCTTTACTGTATTCTTGATAATACCGCGATTGAAACCAGCAGGGGAGAACCATGGATCACGTACTGTATCTGTACGAACTACTAGTCCGGCAATATCACCATTTAGAGGTGCATAACGGTACTCGTCACTGTACTTGTCATACATGTACTTGTAGCCAGAATCGATTACTGCATACGATGTTGATGTAATTGAGTTACGGAACGTTACTAGGTCTGCAGTTAATTCGCCGAGATTATTGACTACTGCACTCTTTGGAGGAGAGATGAATGCGATGCAATCCTTTCTTGCTTCGCAGATATTATCAATAATCCAGTTAGCCTTTACAGCTCCATTGGCATTTCTACCAGTTAGGATTAGAGAAACATCTACATCTTCCGCAGATACGAACTTAGCATAACCGGCTAATTCTACAGAAATAGCTACGTTGGCTTCACTTTCACCAGATGCACCGCCTCTTAAGGACTGATCGAATGGAAGGGTATTAGCAATAGCAGAGAAAGTGTTAGCAGTACCAGAACTTCTACCAGTTCTATCATTAGCCCACCAAACCCAGTTTGACTGGTCATTTAGTACGTTCTTATAGTATATAGAGCCACCTTCCGCTGTCTTAGCGTCTGTTGCTAATGAGAGATTAGGAAATACCTCTAGTGCAGTATCAGGGGCACCAGTAATTAAACCATCTTCGTCTACAACAACTACGTGAAGCTCATCACCTGCTCCGCCACGACCAGTAACATAGTCAGATGTTCCAGGAGCTGCATCTACTCTGTTATAGAATTCCCAGTTTCTTGTTAACTGAATACCATTAGTAGCAAGTGAGTTAGCAACAGTTGTGGAGTTTGCTACTACGTTTACTGCTAGTCTGTATGCAGAACCAAATGTTAACTGAACGTTTGCTGCAGATACAGCAGCAGACTTAATATAAAGATCTTGATACCCTAGACTTGAATTACCTACTCTTAGAATAGAGCGCGCAGGAAGTACAGCAGCAATGGTAGTAGCTTCAGCCGTGTTAGCAGCTACTAGATTAGCAGTTTTCGACCCTACAACGAGAGTAGTAGTTACCGGTGCAATATTAGCACCAGCAGCTGTAAAAGCAGCAAAAGCGTTTACTGAGTAAGCATTAGGACTATCACAGACAGAAATACGTAGCGAGTTACCAGAGTTGCCAGGGTATTTCGCGATATAAACAGCATTGGCGTCGAATGATGTTCTACTATCGTAATCTTCTCTATTCTTAACAGAATTTGTACCAACGTTAGCAACTACAACAGATGAGTTAGTGCCTGCGTATGCGCTGGATGTTAACTGAGTATTTGCTGTACGAACAACGTAAAGCTTATTACCATAAGCAAGAAAGTTTGCTGCTGTGAAGAAAGTTTCGTAGTTAATATCTACAGCCTTACCAAAACGATTTACTAGCTCGTTTTCTGACTCCACTAGAATGCGTTGCTCTACTGGACCCCATCTAAATACGCCAGCGAACCCACCTTCTGTAGTGGATACTGCGGGTACTACCGTAGTAAGGTCAATTTCTGATACATTAACACCTGGGCTGACTTGAAACGCCATCGTGAAGCTCCTTATAAGATACAATTACACTTATTTATAAACTAGTCGTTTTCTGACAGCATCCATCTATCAAACGAGCTTCCAGACAACTCTCGAACTTCTTCATAACCAAAAGAATTTACACCCATGTCTATATCAAATGGTAGTAGATCTTCTTCTAGTAATTTCATGTTGTCTTGTTGAATTTTTTCGCGAATGTTTGTATCAGTCCATTCTCTAAAGTATGGCTGCATAGTCATCCATGCGAAAATAACACAACACATAGCAAGATCATCATGTGCACCTTCTTCAGCTGCATACGAATCGCCTGTCTCAACAAATCTATAAAGTTCGTCTAGAATCTCAGCATCACCTAAAATTATCTTATCTGCTTCGACTAATGTTTTAAAGTTAGTACAGCCTACTCTCTTGAGCTGTGCTGTTGTTCTGACACCTGGTGTAGGTCTATTAGCAAAACCACCACTAATAACCTGACCATGTCTGCCTTTCATTTGAGTCATAACGACATTTTCATACTCCAATTCTCTATAGAGAATATCAGCAACCTGCTGACCATTGTCGTTGACTTCAATACATGTATAAGCATCGTTATACATCTTGGCAAATTGATGTATAATATTAGGAAAAATTAATGGAGATATTTCGTTATTTTTATATCTCGCGACTACTCTGTACGGTAATTCAGATACATTATAAACCACAAATGCTGAACTGTCTCTACCCACACCTCTAGCAGTATCAGCTACAAGAACGTACAGTTTATCTCTATTCTCTGGTGCGTTAGGATCTTCATATACAGCGTAGTCATCTGTATACTTTAGAGGGGCGATAACAGGCAGTTGTAATAGTTTACCTGGATTGATTAGAGTATTGGAACTGCCGATGAATTCGCACTCAAATTCTTCACGAAACTGTTGTTCGGAAGTGTTGCGAATAGTTTCTTCTTTCCACTTTTCATTTCTACCTGGCACATCAGACCAGTGAACTTCAAATGGAACAAACGAGTTCTTACTATCTACAGCTTCTG